CGTTTGTATATCGAGTATTTTCTTTATTTACTCCGGGCTTTAAAACAAGTTTTTTGAGCGGCACGATTCACCTCATCAACGCAGCTTCAGCCGCACGGCGGCGTGTGAGTCCGGGGAGAACTCTTCCGGCAGCTTTGTTCCATTTGAGGCACTCATTTGCTGCACCGTCCCAATCTCCCGCATCAATACGTTTTTTGAACGTGGAAATCCTGTAATTTCCTAGGCCACAATTGTACGCCCAGCTTACTGTTGCGGCAATGCGTCGTGGGGAAGCATTTGGAAGTGTCGGACTAAGTTTGCAAAGTCCTACATAAAAGTATTTAATGTGATGGTCTAAAGCATCCTCGCACTGCTCCATCGTCCAAATGGTTCCTGGCTGAATATCAGGGCCAGTAGCCCCCCAGCCAATTGTCCAAGGATGCCCCTTGGTTCCGGGATCAGGATAAGATTGAACTCGACCATCAGGCAAACGTCTAGCCAGCCCTTCAAAGGGCTTGATTAATACATCTCTAGCTAGCTTCTTTGCCTCTTCATTCACGATCTTTGGTATTTTTCTATAGCCCGACCAACAAACCAGAATGTGAGGCACATGGTAAATACCCCAAAGTCATCCTCATCCCAAACTTTAGTTACGACTTCTGCCCAGTGTGCGCCCGTCTGAAACGCGATAACAAGCGCAGCCGCCTTGACTGACGCATACATACCGAACAAAGCCCAAGTAATGCCTGGACGCACCAAGGCTGAGATAGCAGCGACAATCGGACCCGCTGACTTAGCCGTTTGCGCCTGCTCCTGAAATGCGCTTTTAATCGTGTCCAGTTGCTGAATCGAGTAGTCGACATACCTTTCCTCCACTCGAAATTCGCCGCGAAGCTTCTCTAAATCCGTCTGCAAACTAAACATCGACAGTTCGTGCTGTCTCTCGTTTTTCTTGTCTAAAAACTTTAAGACTTCTGGAGCCAGTCTGAATAGCCCACCAAAAATTGAGCCAAGCAAACCGCCTCCAAGTAAATCAAACATCTTATATACCGAGGAGATTCTTTACAAAAGTCGCGGCCACGCCGGGACCAAGCAATACAGCCGCAATCGTGATGTAAATCAAATACTCGATCTTCTGCATGCGCTTTGACCCTTGCTCAAACCGCTTCTCAATATTTTCGTAGCGCTGCGCACAAATTGCTTCGTGTACAGACAGACGCTTATCAATATCCTCGCTCATAATCACGCTGCTTGCTCTTCTGCCGGAGGGACTTCCTGCAAGGGTGTCATGGGTGGCTTTGCAGCCTCTTTCATACCATCAATCAATTGGTACACATCCTGGTACGGTCGAGTGCCAAGGTAGCCAATAATTTGGTTTGCAAGTTCGATGGGGATGTGCAACTTCATAAAATCCTCGATTAGTAAGCCGATCCAACAGTAATAGCGGCATCAATAGCAGCGAGATCATAATTCGCCCACCAAGGCTTATTACGCATGATTTTGAGATGTTCCACATTACGAGAAACGCAGTCGTTTGCTTCTTCGCTCTTAATAATGACGCGACCTTGATAGCTACCTGCCACATAACCGTTGATGAGATCAACCGAGTCCCCCATCGCTGAGAAGTGGCGGTCAAGTTCTTTTTTTGTTGGGATTTTAATAACTTCAGGCATGATTAAGCACCTTTCAGAGTTGCGATTTCAGCTTTCAACGCATTGACTTGCGCTGAGAGTTCTTTGATTGCGTTGACAAGCACAGGGACTAAGGACTCGCCTTGATATTTAAGCTTTTCAGGAACTTCTGCGTCAATAATAACCGGATCATTACCCTCAAGAGTAAGAATGTCTTGCGCCAAAAAACCATATCGTTTGTTCCCGTTCGGCGTCTCATCATCTCTTGATGTTTTGAATTGAAACGATACGGGATTAAGCCGATTAATAAATTCCAGACCATGGGGCACGGGTGCAATATTAGTTTTATCTCTTGCGTCTGAAACTACCGTCCACGCCACTTGCACATAAGCATTAGTGACACCAGTATGTCCCATGACAATACGGCTATTTTCTGTGGTTGGGTCAAATACTGGAGCATAAGTCCCACCACCATTAACAAATGCTACGCCAAAATTCCCCGCGCCGGTAGTATTATTTAATAGGGCTTTATATCCCAACGCAGTGTTATAGCTGCTAGTGGTATTATTGTATAGGGCTTGATAGCCCATCGCAGTATTATAAAAACCCGTGGTGTTGGAGTAGAGGGCTTGGGTACCTACAGCAGTACCGTAGGGACCAGTGGTGTTGGAATAAAGTGCTTCTAAACCACTAGCAACATTGTTTGTACCGGTGGTGTTACTACTTAGCGCGGAACTACCAATGCCAGTGTTGTAAATGCCACTAGTAGTGCTAGTAAGGGCGCTCCTACCGACAGCCACATTATTTTGTGCCGTTGTGTTACTAGATAGCGCAAGATAACCAATAGCGACATTGTCATCGCCTGTCGTATTGACGTACGCCGCACGCCACCCAACGGCAACATTTCTGTTGGCGGTTGTATTACCGCCCAGAGTTTCAAAACCTACGGCAACGTTGTAACCACCGCTAGTGTTGGAGTCTAATGCATTGCTACCAATACCAACATTATAAACGCCCGTGGTGTTTACATATAAAGCGTTATACCCAAACGCGGCATTATTACTTCCCGAAGTGTTTTGTTGCAAAGCATAGGAACCAATTGCAGTATTAAAAGAAGTCGTATTAAATTGTAATGCAGATTGCCCCACCGCAGTGTTGTTAGAACCGCTGATGTTAGTAATTAACGCCGATCCGCCTATAGCAACATTTTGAACGCCTGTTGTATTAGCCCCAAGCGCATCAACGCCAACAGATATGTTATTGCTGCCTGTTGTATTCGCATCTAAAGCAGAATAACCAACTGCAACATTGTTAGATCCGGTATTTGCAAAAAGGGCATTGGACCCAATTGCAGTATTAAAATTTCCTGTTGAGCTAGAACCTAAAGCCTCAGCTCCAAAAGCAGCATTATGGTACCCCGTTGTATTAGCATCGTGCGCTCTATAACCAACCGCAGTGTTGCTTGTTCCTGTGCTTGTTAATAATCCAGCCTGATACCCAATAAACGTGTTGTAGGTGCCCGTAGAAACATTACCGGCTTGATAGCCAAGTGAGGTTTCAAAAGGTGAGGCAGAGTCGGTTACGCCGGATAAAGAGGCTCCCGCAGCAACAGAAGTCCAAGTTGTGCCGTTTGAGGTAAGCACATTCCCATTAGACCCCGGCGCTACAAACTGCACAGCAGACGTACCATTACCTAAAATGACGTTGTTTGCAGTGAGTGTGGTTGCGCCTGTGCCGCCATTAGCAACGGGAACCGTTGGGCCAATCGTACCAACTAAAACATAATCTCCCGCAACAGAGTCATAACCTACAGTCGCAGACTGATTGACACCTATGGTTACCCCGCTGTTTGCCCCTGCGCGTATCTGCACCGTATAAGTAGCGTTACGATTAATTACGTGATAGGTACGATTTGAAGAAGGCGCAGTAATAACTACGTTAGCCGACGGACCCGAAGCAGGGACAATAAGCGTTCGGTACTGCGCTGTAGTTGTCGTAATTCCTGTACTAGAGTTTGTGCCTGTAGTATTTGCTAAAGTAACAGATGCTGTAATACTTAATGCGCCAGCTACAGCAGTATCAACATACTCAGTAAACCCGTTATTGGTGTAATCCCCCCATAAACCGGATTCAGTGCCTGTGACCGGAAGAGGGAGATTTAATAACGTGGTGCGATTAACAGTCATGATTTACTCCGTTTCAACCAAGTCCCACCCAGCGTTCTGATAATTACCTACGTCGTTCCATTGAGCATCTTCATAAGTATTAATTAATTGCCAATATAATGCCCCGACAGAATTTACTTGCCCACGCGCCTGCACCCCTGATAAAGCTACCGTACGTTCGCCAACTGTTACGGATTGTACAGCTCCAGAAGCCACTACGCCAGATAGCGCCGCAGGTATCGTATAGGTAAGGCTACCAACATCCCCAGCCGCAACAACACCAGACAACTCAACCGTTATTATCGTCTCAAGGGTGCCTACTTGTCCACTACCGATAACTGAATTGAGTGATGTTAGCGAAGGGGTAAGACTACCTACATTCCCAGAAGCTTCTACTCCAGTTATAGCTACTGTCTGTTCCGCTATTGGGGTTACAACCCCTACATCTCCTGATGCGGATATACCTGTTAAAGCAATTACGCTTAAAGAAGTTACAAAGCCTACTGACCCTGAAGCCTCTACACCTGTTAAATTAATTGCGCTTAAAGAGACTACTGAACCTACAGCCCCCGTTGTTCCTACGCCTGTAAGTATTTGTGTAATTAAAGGTGTTACTGAACCTACAACCCCAGTTGTTCCTACCCCTGTTAAATCAGCCCCCTGTCCAGAAACTGCGGTTACATTACCTACCGCCCCTGAAGTCTCTACGCCTGTTACGGTAGTTGTACTTAACGGGGTTACAACACCTATGCCACCTGACGCAAATACACCTGTTAAAGTTAATTCACGCGCACCGACTGATACAGACCCTACCGCCCCTGATGCAGATACACCCGATATTTCTACTGCGGGTTGAATAGATACGCTTAATGTACCTACCGCCCCTGAAGCCTCTACGCCTGTTACAGTAGTTGTAATTAGCGACGTTACAAAACCTACTGAACCTGATGCAGCTACACCGATTAAATTAGTTGTGTTTGAGGTTGCTACCGACCCTACTGTTCCTAAAGCTTCTACGCCTGTTACAGCAGTTGTAATTAGTGGAGTTACAGAGCCTGTACTTCCCGTTGCAGCTACGCCAGTAAGTGATACCTCAGTAATACCACTATTACCCCACGTACCTGACCCCCAAGTACCAAATCCCCAACCTTCAGTAACAGGGGTAGCTCCACTACCGCCTGTGGCTCCAAACG